TGGTCTCCAGTTCGTTTTTAAAGGACATTAAGTGGGTTTCGGCCTGGGATGCAGCATCTGAGAAAGCGGCGATAAATTTAACATGTCCATGAGCAGCAGCCCACATAGGCAAAATTAGGAAGATCCAAGTAGATTTGCCACATTCTCTGGGGGCGATGAAAGCATCACGATTTTCTTTAGGGTTTTTCGGTTTGTGGATCCAGGATTTGCCATATTCGGCTAGGTCCTTATGGAATTCAGATAGGGTTATCTCTCCATGAGCGTTTTGAAGGTGATGTGGCAGATAGATTAGAGCAAAAAGCATTGGGTCATACTTGGTCAACTCTATACGGCCATCAGAAAATGTCAAAAGTTCTAATGGAACATTGTCTAAAATGTCAGTTGCTAACATTACTTCCTTTCGGCCAATAGTTGATAGATATCGTCTACTCTTTTCTCAAGTCTGTTTACCTGGTCTTTTATGCTACTTCCACCATTAGGGCGAAGTTCTGCTAGGGTTTTGATCATATATCTCATCATTCCAAAGAATCCTCCTGTAACGCCTAAGATTATTACTCCAAGTGCTGTGATTACTTCTTCTGTCACTTATAACACTCTCCAGATTCAAAAGTGTGGGAAATATTGTTTGCAGACAGCAAATTTAACAAAAAAGAAAACAGAATTGCGTTGGGTACCCGTCCCTTATAAAACCTTATCATCTAAAACCTTATCTCCTAACAAACCCTTGTTTCTCATAGCCTCATTGCGGGCTTTTGCTTCATTCAATAGATCTATGATAGCCAAGTCTTGTCCATCCTTTTGTCTATTCTCATTGATAACAGTTGACTTACCTTCTATAAGGTTTATTGTTTGTATAGCCTTATGTACAGCATTTGCTAACTTATTCAAACCATCGCTATCCAATGCATCTTGCATCAATGCTTCTACACATCTATCCAATACTGCTTGTGCTGCTATTAGTTTCTCTCTATCACTATAGAAGTTTCTTGTATCTACCGCCATTTTTGCGAGGGTGTCAATAGTAGGTAACTCTATGTTGCGTTCTACAAACCACTTCTTTGCTGTATGGTAAGACTTTGGAAAACCAAGGTATCTAAGTGTTGGACCTATTCCCATTTCTTGGGCTGTCTCTATAAAGGTTGTAATTTGTTCTTCTGTATATGCGCTATATCCCACGATATCCTCCTATAAGGTTTGATGGTTTTGGATATTTGGTTTTACGACGCACATCTCTGGCATTTCCCACCAATATAACCATCTCTTAAACCTCGTCCATCTTGTTTAACAAACCCTCAATCATCTGTATCAGATTGTCATCCAAACCAATGTCCAAGGTCATCTCTGTTGTATTCTCTTGATCAAAGAAAGTAAGTACAAACTTAAGGTTACCTTCTCTATACTCTACTTCTCCTGCATATGGGAATAGTGTCATTTATTCTTTATTCCGTCCAATTTTACCTAGTTTGTACATCATAGCAATTGTACCATTAATGTAGTGGGATAGGAAAAAGGTGAATTAAACACTATCCCACCACACTGGTTGGTAGACCATATGAGTCCTGCAGAAGCAGGCATATATAAGTATATCAGATGGCCTTCTTCTTTTGAGCCTTTTGGACATAAATAACCCAACAAGGCTTACAATAACTATGAAGTCTATCTGCTCTGTTTCTATTGTAGCCAAACTGAGAAACTGGCTTTTCTTGATTACATAAACCACATACCTTAGATTCTCTCACTATGGTAGGTGGAGACTTATGTCTTCTGGCACTCTTTTCTCTATCCCGCTCTTTACAGCAAGGCTTGCAATAGGCATATAGATTATTTATTGTATATGCAGCATAGTAGAAATGTGTTGCATCTTTGGTCTCACCGCATCTTGGACATCTTTTATTCATTTATCTAACCTTTCTTTTCCCAATCTTTGTTTATTATTGTTTTCTTTAAATGGCAAGGAACGCATAATGTCTGCAAATTAGACTCATCATTATTTGACGGATTATTGTCTTTATGATCTACATGAAGATATCTTGGATCATCAAAGACTGCACCACACCAAGAGCACTTGTCTTTTTTGGTTGCTCTTGCTAGTTTAATGCATTTCCAACATCTATTACGGTAATGTTGTCTTCCTTCATTATCTTTTTGTTTAACTGCCATTGGTCTTCCACATCCACAAAAACCTCTGACTAATCTTCCTCCTATTTTATAATCAGGCATCACTTTCCTCCACTGTTAGTTCTACATCTAATATGTCTTGTATTACCTGATGCTCAAAGCCTATGACTTCTGATGTTCCGTTGCAAATCAGGCAAGACCTGTCATCTTCAGTTATCTTTACTGCATTACACTCTTTACAATATACAATCTCGTATTCTTTATTCATTGCTCTCCTTATATACGCCCGAAACGGGCGATTCAGCCAAGAAGGAAGTCAGACTTGTATAATTAAGTACTGCTTTTCCTTGGTTTCTAGTTGATATGTTTATCTTTCTTTTATCTTTATTTACCTTTAGTGTATCAATATTGACTATTGTTTCGTCAGATGTGATACATGGATTAGTCAGATTAGGTACATGGACTTGATAACGGTTGTTTTTGTATTGATTGCTGCCGTGCTTTTTCTTGGTAATTGTAAGCCAACCCAGCATTTCCAGATCTTTAACTATCTTAACTAATGTGTTCCTACTACCTATGCCAGAATCTTTCATCAATTGTTCCTGGTTTGGATAGACATTTTGCCCTCTGGTAGCCAATGCATATAAAACAGCCTTGTGATAACCTGTTGGCAGGCTCCTATCATCTCTGATAGAAACCAACAAATTTAGTTCCATTTTTCACCTTTCGTTATATCCTAGTATAGCAGATAAAAGGGATAGGTGCAACCTTTCAGAAAGGGTTGAGGCCCTCCAGAAGAAAGAGATTAACCACTGGAAGGCCTCGTATCATCACTAGGATGTGCTGATACTTAAGTATAACAGATTAGGAAAATGTTGTCAAAACAAGCCACCAAGAAAATTTCCAAGTTCAAAACCTTCCATTTCCTCTTCATCGTAAGATTCCTCGTCAGCAAGAATTTCTTCAGCATATTGATATGCGGCTTCCATTATTTGATTTCCAGCCTCAACAATTTCACCCATAAAATCTGAATAAGGTTCAGCACTAACTGCATCCCAGCCATCTTCTGGTGAAGCCTTGGCATTGCTTTCAAATTCTGGGGCGAAGGTTGATCCAAAAATAGATATTTGTCCTTCAGTGCTTAGCATATTTTCCATAGTGTCTAAGGCTTCTTCTAATCCTTGACTAATTACTTCTTTTGCATCGGCAGCATCTTTAATATCATCTACAAAACTAAATAAACCCATTTAGATTGTTCCTTGATATTTAACTGCTCTCATTTTATAACTTTCAACTGTATTGAAAGGATTTAATACTGGCTCAAGATTACTAATTTGCCAGATAGTATCATCAAGAATAAGATTGCCAGTTGAATCTTTAATGTTTGCAATTAAAGATCCTATTGCCACTGGTTGTTCTGAACGAATAGTCATTCTTCCAGTTTTATCAATGCCAGCAGTTAATGGAATATTTCCAACAAAATAATATTCTACAGAGGATACATCACCAATTGTTTTTCTAACAAATTTATAAAACTCACCAGAATATTTGTGTCTTTGATATGCTGCTGGCTTCATACTGTTGTCCATTCTGGATAATCAACTGATGATGAAATTGGCCCAGTTTTAATTGAACGGGTTTTTACAAAAGATAACTTTGAACATACCATGACAGCCATTGGCGCAATGAATGGTGAAACAGAGTCGCCTGACTTAAATGTTGTTGAAGCATCATTTTGCATTGTTGTTGATACTGACATTTGTTCAAAAACAATATCCTCGTTGTTAAGCATGTATGCTGCTTGATATGCTGTGGCTCTCTTAAGAATCTCTAGATCCTTAGTGTCAGTAACATCAGCCTCAAATTTGCCTACATAAGCCTCAATAGCGTACTGTGCTCTTTCAATAAGCCCAGCATTTACTATTTTGCCTGTAATTGTCTTTACTTGTGTTGTAGTGGTAAACATTTATTTCTCCTTTCCTTATTCCGCCAGCCATAGCAGACCTAAATAAGTCATACTTAGCACTGGAATTTCCTGTAATGGATATACTTCTTCAGACTCAGTTGGATACAAATCTGATTGGTAATCTATTTTGTTTCTATCTGATTCAGATCTAATAATACCATTTGATGAGTTTGACGGTGCTTGAATAAAAGAACCACCACCACCATTAGTTGGCGTTGTCTGACCAAATTCAGTTAACTCACGAACATTTATTCTTTTTGGAAGTCTGTTCAATCTTGTAGTTGAATATTGCCATCCACGAGTAGCGACAGTTTCATTACTATCTATGTTTGGCAAAGTCTGAATTACTGCCTTATTATATTCCTTGCGACTGAAGGTGTATCCATCTTCAATGCAATTTATAAAGACTTTACCAGTTATTGGTTGGCCATTAATCAATTGTCCATTATGAACAATTATTGTGCTTGCATAATCATCATATATATTATCTGTTACAGTTGACCCTACATAATAATTATTTGCTAATTTTGTGACAACTGTTCCAGTAACTATATCTGATGGAGCAACTACAGCCAAAGGATTAGTTTTTGTTTGATTTTGTGTAAATCCAGGCAGATTATCGTTTAATGTTATTTTACGCAAAGAAAGTCCAGGAATAAAAAACTCATTTCCTTCTTGTAATCCCAGTTGACGATAAGAATATTTTGCATGATACTGTTCATAATCATAATTGTTGTCTGGATTATAATTAATAAAATCAGTAAGGATATATGTTTCTTTATTAGTTAAACCAGGAACTACAGTTGCTAATGCATATTTATTGTTTCTATGAGTATCAAAGTATTTGTTTGCTGGTTCATTAATTTCAAATGGACTAATTGCTGCAGATTGCCCATCAGAACTTTCTAATTGCTGATCAATATAACTAAACTTTTTAACAATTTTTAAATCTTCAGCAAGTCTTGGGCTAGAAACATACAGGCTTGATCCTTGAGCAACAACATTTGTTAAAGATTTAAGAAAGTTTTCATACTTTTGTTTAATTTCGTTATCAGTAAAATTAATAAAGTTTTCTGAAATCTGTTCATTATTTTCTGGGTAATTCATAAAGACAATAAGATCATAATCATTAATTGAAATATCATTTTGTAGATCTATAAATCTTTCAACCCCATAAGAGTCTTTCCATCTTGAAGAAAATACTGGCTGAGAGGATACTGTGTCTTCTGTTGGATATGCTTCAATTTGATTCCAAACTTGATAATCATTCAAGGATGACATTTCATTAATTTGCATCCAAGTTGTATCTTTGTAATACCCATCTTTTATTTGAACAACAGCATTATTTAAAAGATCCTTAGACACTGCATCTTTTGATCTTGTAACTGGCTTATCTAAACCATTAAATATATAAATGCCATTATCTTTTTTGTTTATTTGATTTGTTAATAGAATTCTATCTCCACTATCCAACGCAATTCCGCTAAAGATTAAATTGGTATACACACTATCCAAAACAACTGGAGTATATGTTGGAGAAATATTTGATCCATTATAAGAACTTATCAATGAATCATATTCTTTCATATTGTTTGGATTTGTCTGAGTAGTTCTTCCGCCAACAGATTGCATTGTTGTTTCAGATCTATTTAACAACAAGTCCTTACCTGGACCCCACAAGAAAATATTATCAGTTAATACAACACGAACATCTGAAAGTTTATTTAATTTTTTAGTGTTTGCAAGATCTATGTTATTTATTTCAGTAACAGAGTTTAATGTTTGGTGAGTAACACTGTAAGATTTTACATCAAATTCATTATCAAGTTCAATTCCGTTTTTTGAATTTTCATTAATTAAATTGTTCCAATATAGTTTTAATGCTTTCTTTTTGTTTGAAATGATTCTTGGTTGAACAATGTTGGCCGTTGCAACAAAAAGATCTGCACTATTTTTATTAAAACCTCTCCAAAGTCTGTATCTCTGTTTGATTTCAAATTTAGATAGTGACAAATTGATTCCAGCAGTAAAAGTGTTCATAGATCCCTGAAATGCATTTTCTAGTGCTCTTGGATTAAATTTTCTATTTCCAATATTGTTAAATTCTCTTAGCCCCACATAGGAGAATCCATCATTTTCTCCATCGTAGTCATAGGTATTCCAACCATTATCCTGGACTGAATCATCTTTATCTGCAATCTGAGGATCCATAAAAAGCCATTCAATTGTTGGAAAGAATAGTTGTTCTTTGTTTATGTGTTCGTCTGTATATAGATCAAGTTTACCATCAACCCAAAATTCTATAAATCTTTTATTAAATTTTTGACCATGCTCTCTAATTGTCCCTGGCTTGCCAATATTTATAACGACATGGTGCCATTGATTATCAGAAATAGTTTTATTTCCTATTAAAGAAAACTCTTTTTTATTTTCTCCATACTGGTCAACATACTTTAATTCTAACTTTCCGTTATTTATGTTTATATAAACTTTATTTAAATGACTAAATTCTTCGTTTATATATGAATAGTTACCGTCAATAATTGTTGGCTCAGAGGTCTGCATTTGAAATGAATTAAAGTTTTCAGTTGTTATTGGATGAGAACCTGTTGATGAAACTTCTGCAGATCCAAATCCTATAATACAATTATCTTTATCTGTCTTTAATGTAAATTCAATATAGCCAGCACGAAATGTTTTTATGTTGCTTGTTGTAATTACTCCAAAAGCACCAGTGTAGTGTTGATCTGTATACATTAAACAATTTGAGTTCCAAACTGGAACTTCTTTTTGACCCAAAACATCTAATGTTTTTTCAATGTTTTGTAAAAATGTTGCTGTATTTGCAGAAGACACATCACTAATTAATGCCTGGGCAGATCCTGGTGCTCCTACTGTACTTGTTGCATTGTCACTTGCTTGAGATAGATTATCCCATCTTCCAGAAATATTTGTTCCAGAAAAATCAAAAATCCATCTATCTTTGAGTCCAAAGGGATTCGTGTTCATTTCATACAAGTCATATTGATAAAATGTAGAACTATCCTCTTTACCTTTTATGTCTTTAAATTTAAATTCCTTCATCACTTAACCTCCTGGTAATGTAATATTTCATTATTATAAGATTCTATTCTTAGATATCTAATATAGTCACTTAAATCTGTTAGTGGCAATCCCATAATTTGAGATGGAGGATTCATAAAGACATTTGCTGTCATTGGTAATGCCTGTATACCAACAAGTACTCCAGGATCATTTAATATTGCGGTTGCAACGAAAATATCTGAAACAATTGTTGTACTGTCTCCAAAAATTCCTTCAGTAATATCGGCACTAGCATTTGCTACACCAGAGTAATATATATTTGAAAACTGTAGTGCAAGCGTTGGAGTTACAATTAAAGCATTTGAGTCTAAAGGCTGTGCAAAAATTATTGACGATGTAGATATTTCAGGGTTTACCATTGTAGTTTCAGATGTTAGCGGTGAAGCAATGAAATTTATACTTGTTCTGCCTGGCATAGCGTTATAAACATTTGATACTTGTGTTTGTGTTATTGCGTTTTTATCCCAATAAACTTCATCAATAATTAACTTAGTATTTGCTGGAATAGCAGGTAAGGCTGTTGAACCAAATGGAGTAATCAAACAGCCCACAGAAAGTCTTGGACGATTGTTTATTTCATTGTTAGGTCCAGAATCTGCTGAAGATGCATTTGTTGTTATTCCTGTATACGCACCAAGACTTACCGTCATTTTAAGAATTGTGTCTACATAAAGTCTAACTGTATTATTGTTGTTATTTGTATGATCAAATTCTATAACAATAAAGTGGCGTTCATAGTCAAACAAATCCAAAGTTCCAGTATCTTGCTGAATCCATGTTCCAGAGCCATTGTTAAATTGCATGTGCAATTTGCCCTGGTACTGGTAAAGAACTACATGCTGATTATCTTTATAGCCGTTTAAATTCCACAATACACGAACACCAGTAGTTGAGGCATCGTCTAATGCTCTTTGGAACCAGAATGCTGAGTGGTAAGAGTTTTGACCCGTACCCCAAGAGTCATTCCATTCTGATTCATTTAAGATAACTCCGTCAGTTATATATGAGTTTCCAGTTGTTTTAACAGACTTGCCATTAATTCCAAGATCTGGATTTACAACTGTTCCTCCAATTGTGGTAGGGCTTACAGAATAATCGTTGTCTGTTCCATAATCTAATGTTGCATCTGCTGAATCAAATGTAACATAGCGATATGGATTAATATTTGTTTTTACATATTCATAATAGATATCATTTAGGAAGTATGTTGGAGGTCTTTCAGCATATGCGGTTGCAGGAACAGCATCAATTGTCCAACCAAAATAAACAGTAGCATCTGTGTTTAATGCAGAGGCAGTAGATGGTAAAGCCGCAATGTTTATATTTTGTGCTACCAATATTGAAGGAACTGCAATTTCTGCATTTGCAACACTTGGAGTAGCAGCAAAGTTTGAATCTGACTCAATTAATACTACATGAGAACCACTTGTCGCTTCTGCAGTTAATGCTATTGGAAAAATACTTCTATTTGGATTTTGATTAGCAACAAAAGAGTAGTGATCTATAATTTGAGAATTTGTTAAAGTTTGATCATAAATTGCAATTTCATCAAAAAGTACGCCTCCATCAGTAAGATTTTCTCTTGATCTCCAAAATCCTCTATTTCCTTGTTCAGAAGCAGGTTTAGATGGACTCATATAGGCAGGATTTGGTATAACAATGCCTGGTTGATTTGTGTTAAAAATTTCTAATTCTTTAGGTCTAACAGATCCATCGTCTCTTATATCTTCTTTACTTAATTCTGTATAATCCATCTTGTATCTAATGTTAGAAGAAAGTACTCCGTTAACCCAGAATTGAACAATTTGATCTGTTGCACTAAGAACCAATTGTCCTGTATTAACATCAAGATCATATGCTGGCTGAACATTTACAACGGTGTGATTCCAGTCACTTAAAACAAGATTGCTTGGAATATCTTCATCAAATCTTTCATATGAAAATCCTGTAACTCCAGCACTTGTTGGCTCTGTCCATTTTGGCAATGTTGCGTCAATTTCATATCCCATCTTTGCAGCGGCAAATCTTATATCAAGATTTCCAAACTGAACACCAATACCAGAATATTGTGCTTTTGTTGTAGACCAATGCTCTATCGCAAAAGATCTACTTCTTGTCAAATCAGTAATAGGATCAATTCCTAAAGGAGGTGCAAATGGATTGTATGTTTTAGGCACATATCCTTGACTTTGTTGAGGAACAACATCTACAAAGTTTGGAGCATTAAAATAGTTTCCAGTAAATTTCCATGACTTTCCAGCACCAATTAAACTCATGTCTCCAGTAGATGCATTATTCTTTGTTACTGTTGAACCAATAACAGATGAGGCTATATTCCAAGAACCATAGTTTTGCATTGTAGTTCCATCAAAGTTATAATACAACACTGGATCTAATGATTTAACTAAATTATAATAATTTTGTGGAATAACTACTGTTGCATTTGGCATGGTTGCTGTAGCAGTCATAGGTTGTTCAGAAAGGAAAGGTTTTACAAGTTCTGCAGTAGCAACAAATTCTTCAGCAGTAAAACTTTCATCAATTCCAGTACTTATAATTATATTGTCTAGTAATTCTGTAGATGCCGTCAAAATATCTGTAATCACAATGTTTACATTTTTATTTGCAATAACAACAATGTTTGGTAAAAATTCTGCAGAAACAAGAATGGATGTTGTTATTTGTACATTGTCTCCAGTAGTTACTGCAATAGTTGGTGCCACCATCAATGCTGATGCAATTGCTGGAGCCTCTAAATTATTTACACTAATTGATAGTGTTGGAACTACTGAAAGTCCATCTGCTGTTGCTGGTGATGCATTAATTATTTTGTTTATTGCTGGAGGTGGAGATCCTGCTGCCCATATCTCTGCTATCTGCGTTGGACCAATAACTGAGGTTGATGCATAATACCAATTTGAAATATTTACTGAGCATACATCTGATGATGCAAGATTGTCTCCCCAACCAAGAACTGAAGCAGTTGCAGTTTGCATGTTAGTTCTAGTATCTTTTAATTGACCATTTATATAAAGACTTAAATTTGTTCCAGTTTTTGTTACAGCAAAATAATACCAATCAGTGGTATTCACAATTACATCTGTGGAATAGGTTGTGCCTGATGCAGTAAGTGAAACTCTGTGTGGAAATGGTGCAGTTCCACCAGTAACATTAATAGAAAATCCCACAGTTGTATTTGGCTGAAAAGCAAAAAGCACAACTGAATTGTTAAATGCGTCTTCTCTTAGTTCGTTTGCTTTTGCCCAAAAACCAATAGAATAATCTCCATCAGAAGAAAGTGTAGGAATTACTCCGCCATTGTTTCTTAAACGAGAAAAGTTTGCTGCGTCACTTACAAATCTCCATGAACCACTTCCACCAAATGGACCAACTGTAGGTTCATAAACAGGACTTCTTCCAAGTAGTGACCAATAAGCAGGTGTGTTGTCTGTTATAGTTCCTGTTTGAGTTGGAGGTACTGCAACTGCAAAATCAAATTCAATTCCGTTTTCAATTGCGTAACTATTTATTTTAGTATTAAGTGCTGATGCCATAAAAAAAGACTACGCCTATTACAGCGTAGCCATTCCTCCTGTCAATACTAATTCTGGATTAACCCCTGAAAGGCTGTGGCCATTTACAGAAGGAGTAGGCAGAGAGAAGCAGGTCCAAGTTGAGCGGAGATTTAGGCTATGGACAGCCTTGATTTCTACCTTAACGGTAGGCTCAACTATATTTGCGGTAAGCCCAATAGTTAGTGGACCTGCTTCTACTCTAGCGTTCATTATGCTACTGTGATCCTTACGATACCTGTAGCGTCCCAAGTAATTGTGAAATTACCATTTGATGATGACTGATCTGAACCAAAGTCAACATATCCAATAAGTGGCCTGTCGGCATTGGTTGCAGGTGTTGCATCATAGATGACTGCATAACGAGCAGTAATTGTTGATGAAGCCCAAGTTGTATCATCAGCATCAAGTGTAATTACGTTTGTTGCTGAGTTATATACATTGGTCTTGTTAGCAAGAGTGTTTCCACCTGCTGTGTAGCCAGTAGCACCAGTAACTTCATTTGTTGAAACATCATCAAAATAGTTATGTGCATCCTGGTTTGGTGTGTAAGCGTTTGTTAGCAAGGCAACCTTGATTGTATCTGAATCCCAGTCAATCTTCTTGTCAAGAGCCAGGGATAGGAACTGTCCGTATAGTTTTGATGACATAAGTTATTACGCTCCTGTCTTCTCAACGATTGCGAATGCGTCTGCATCTGCAACTGCGAATCCACGACGGATGCGAGTCTTCAAGACTACACCATCACGAGCGAATTCTGCATCACGAGAAACAACTGACTCAACGCCACCACGAACACCATTGATAAGCATCTGACGGTTACCGACGATGAGCAATGCGTTTCCTGCTGGTGATGCTGATGCTGCTGCTGATGTTGCTGCACCGTATGAAACGACCAATGGGTAACCAAATAGGCTTCCTGGTGTTCCTGCTAGTGGATCTGGAAGAACTAGGTCGTTGTTACCCTTGATCATTCCACGAATTTCCTTAAGCATCTTTGGGTGAGCCATCCATACTGTGTTGGCTGCATCAAACTTGCTTGAATCTTCAGCAATACCAAGGGCATTGTTGAGTTGTGCAAAAGTTAGTGCTCCACCTGTTTGAATTAGGTTTGTTCCTGCTGCACCTGGTGATACTGCACGATATAGAGATGTGAACGGCTGACCGTCGTCTCCGTCTGCTGCTGATGTTACACCAAGGCAAGCATTGTCAAACTTGCGAGCCCACTTAGATGCCCATTCACGCTTGTACACTGAAAGTGTATCTACTAGTGAATCGTTTACATCTTCTTCTGAGATATGCATTAATTGTGCATACTTTCTTGCTGTCAATACGATTTCGTCTAGAGTTGGGTTTGATGCTGGGATCTCATCGCCTTCAGCGACTACGACTGGTGCATCTCCAACAAAGCGAGGTACTGACTTTGTGCGTGAGGCCATTGCTTCACGACGGGCAAAACGCTCTACAGCAGAATTTGCAATTAGGTCCTGGATTACTGTGGACCCTTGCTCTTCTAGAATGTAGCCGTTTGCCTCTGTTAGATCTGTGCGACTAATTGTCATTTTATCCTCCTATGGATATTAAAGTTATTAAATTGTAGTTTTGAATCGTCTAATTCAGACTAATTATAGGGCAAGCGTCCACCAGCACTATATGAGTCTATTATAGCATTAAATTACAACTTACCAAGTATCTTAGCAGCCTGTAATTGAGTTGCAGTGTATTGAGTGCTAACACTAGCCCTTACAGCAGTGTCTGCTTGACCACCAACACGAAGTTTTGGATCAAAGATTTCTGGAAGATCTTCCTGAAGTTGTTTGAACTGCTCTTCAAACCCAACAACATCAAGATTTTCATCAAACTCAAACTTAGTTAAGTCCATAAACTTAAGAAGTCTTCGTGGCTCTTTAACTCCTTCAGCAGAAATCTTTTGCAAAACCTTTTCATAAAGAAGTTTTCCACTAAAATCTGCTATCTTTTGATTGGTGCTATTTAGATCAACTTCAAGTTGCTCTTTTTGCTCCCTGAATTTCTTAGCATCAGCCTTAGCACGATCTAAAGCAGCAAGAACTGCCTTTGGATCATTTAATGTTTCTTCAGTTGTTGCTTCTGTTGTTACTTCTTGTGTGTTATTCGTTTCCAATTTCGCCTCCTGTGGCTTCCATCATTACATTATTTGTGTTTGTGTTTTGAGTTAAACTAGTTAATGATTCTTCTGTCGCTGCTATTTCTTTTGCAACTTCTAAATCATAACCCATTTCAATAAGAACTTGCTCTAATGATACGCCAACTACTCGCTTCTTAACAGCAACTTCCCAAGCATCTAAACTATCAATGCTTTCAATATCTTTCCATCTAACTTGGATGTTTGGTTCTGATGAGTTCTCCATTTTTAGGATAAATCTAAACATATCAGCCCAAGTTGAACCAAATGTAATTTGACGATCCTTTACCTTTGCAATAAGTGGTGACTCAGCAGTTCTTAGAGATTCACCAGAAGGAATGCTTCCAGTTTTCTCAAAGTAGTGAAGCGGAGTATTTGTAATAGATGCCATTGCACGAACAAAGTCTCTAACTGGCTCTGTAAAGACCTTGTGATCAGCAGGAGCAAATTCTCCAACCTTGTCAACGCCCTTAAGATACCAAAGTTCACCTGGTCCATTTTTTAACTTGCCAATATTTTCTGCATCTGTTCCCGTCTCATCAAAGTCTTCAAACTCAGAAGAGTTTCCTGCTCCACCAAGAGCATAACGCTGTGGTGCTCCTTGATAATCAACAGTAATCATATGTGTTGTCATTAACTTGTTAATTGCATCTTGTGGTCCGTAAGCATCAGTGTGTTCTGGACGACCATACTGCTTAGATGTGCGGAAATGGAATACTGGAACTTCGCCCCAAGGATTTTCTATTACAGAAACTGGTAGGAATCCGTTAGCAGAAACAATATTAATAACTTCTCCAGGCATTGTGTATTTTTCAATGCGATCTGGATAATACATGTTCAAATGTGATGTTTTCTTTGTGTAATCCAATGGATCTTCTGATTGCCACAACTTTGCAGCAAATCTCTTGATTCTTGGGTTCTCATCATCGTAAACCATTACAGTTGTAAGTGGTGAGTTGTAATCTACTGTGGTGTTTCCGTCAATATCTGTCCAAACAATTGCATAGCAATCGCCATAAACAAGTGCACGACGGTGAATCTCATCTGCATCAATCTGCAAATCATTCATTTGCCAGATGTCATTAATCTTTGCGTTTGCCTCTTCTGTGTTTGCTGTTATGTTAGCAATTTCTAGACGATTAAGAACTGAATCTACTACAGTTCTAGCAAAGTTAAATCTAAAGTTGTTTCTTACATTTCCTAGCACTTGAAGCCAACGATTATTAGAGAAAACTTCTAAATTAGTTCCCTCGTAATATTCCTCAGCAACCAAGTAAGTGTTTCTTCTATCTATAATTGTATCTATAGCCTTTTTAATATCAGACATTTTGTCTCCTCAAATAATTTATTTGTTTTGTTTCTAGTTTTACTGCTTTGTTATCTAAAAAGTACAAAACGCCAGAAACAACGGCATCAAGCACATCCTCATGTGAGACTTTTGGAAAAGCCCACATCTGTTCTTCCAATGTAGGGAAATGTGCAATGTGTCGCACTTTTCCTTGCTGATAAAAGTTCAAAGCCTTGCCAGCACGAATCTGCTTAGATAAACTTTGATTCTTTGATCTGTATTTTGCGGGAACTGATTTGAAAACATCTTTCCATAAGTCTCCGCCTTGGTTTACTTCAACATAAAGTACACCAACATCAAACTTCTCCACCAGATAAGTTACTCGTTCTGCTATTTCTGATGGAGACATCTTTACTTGCTCTGCATGTCTTACATAAATGTTAGAGTTGCCAAGAGCATCTACACCTCTAGATAATACAGCAATACCTGTATAGTCAGAGATCTTGTTCTTTGTCACTGCTGGGTCAATTGAGATTACAGTGTTTCCATAATCTTCTAATTCTTCAATAATAATGTCTTCGTTGGTCCAAAACATCCCATCTGTGTTGACTGGACGGTTCATATAGTTCTTTGCAAAGTCTCTTAGGTGTCTTTGGCTGTTAAGCCATTCTAAAGGCCACTTCTCAGGCCATACAGACCTCTCAGAGCCGTCATCGTTAGGCATAATGGCTGGATAGTAGTGAACATCCACATTCTGGTCTTTAATCCAAGATAACTCAGGATCATCATAGCCTTCGCCATATTTACGGAATTGATCCATTACAGAGTTAGGCATTGTGGTCGTTCCCACAAAAATCATACGAGCATAGATGTTCATAGGCGCAATATCATCAAATACTGTGTTTTTCTGTCGTCCTGCCTGGTATTCAGAGTAGTTCTTTTCGCCTTTTTCAATATCATCTAGGATTATGAGGTCTGGACGCTGCCCAAAGACCTTCTTTCCTAAAGAGTTAGTGTCAATACCATTAGCATCAAATATAAAATCATTGCTTTGGATAATACGCCAAGAGTTGGAAGCCATCGCACGGCCAGATGAGTTAACAATCTTAGGCTTGCATAGATCAGGATAGTCTTCAATAAGGTATTCATTGGTCTCCAGTTCGTTTTTAAAGGACATTAAGTGGGTTTCGGCCTGGGATGCAGCATCTGAGAAAGCGGCGATAAATTTAACATGTCCATGAGCAGCAGCCCACATAGGCAAAATTAGGAAGATCCA